TAACTAACCCTATTCATTTCAACTGATACAGCTTTTTTAGTCACAAACCCAGGATAAGGTTCTTCTAACGCTTCTGAGATAACATAGGCATAGCTTGCATCACATATAAGTGAAACTTTCCTTTGCTTTACTATGACAGAAACAGTTTTACGTGCCATCACAAGTGTAAATGAAGTATTAAAAGAGACTAATGATGTTTGTCCAGCAGTAGCACCATTTCCGTCTATATATGCAAGAACGACGTGGTTAGCAGTAGCATATAGATCAATGCCACATGGTGATCCAGAGACAAGATAATTACCACCCACTAGAGTATAGGTCCCAGTCAATACAGGAGTCGTTCCGCCTGCTAATGTAAACTTATAAAGAGCAACACTTGCTGTTGAGATAGTGGCTACATAAATTGTAGAACCGTTTCTATATGCACAAAATCCTGCGTTATCAAAATTTAGTGAACCTATCACTGCAGATGAAGTAAGAGTCAAATCCTTATCATATATGTTTACCTGAAACCCATTACCGCCTGTAGCGGACTGGGGAACAAACACAAAGAATGATGGGTTAGTAGAAGTTCCAACAACAAATACCCTAGCATTGTTTCTTTTTGCTATTACGCTTGATAAGAATATTGCTAGTGATTTTTCTTTTCTGGTGTTTGATACGTAATCTTCATAAATTAATGATGCTTGATAAGGTTCTGCAGTAGGATCACCTACTTTATAGCATATAGATGCAAACACATTATTTTGAAAGTCAGCGTCTGGACCTATTTCTTGAAACGAGCTCTTAGAGAAAAACTCTGAATCAACACTAATGGCATTCTTAAAGTCAGAGATTTTCTTCCAGGCATTCTCTTGGTTAAATAACGTGTAGACACCGTTTGATGTAATAGCTGCAATCTTATCTTCATCTGAAGCTATAGCACTGACCGTATATGATGAAAGGTTTCCGCCATTGATTGTGTCAGACAATTGAACGAACCCATAACGCTTAGATAGCTTTCCAGTCTTCTGAAAACGCACGTTTTGAAGCAGCAATGCTCTGCCTGCCATGACTTGCTTACTATCTGTCTTTGTATCCATTCCTTCTGATATTGGAATAGAAACAGTTTGCCTCTGAAGTGCCATTTAAAATATCCAAACTTTTATAGTTACTGTAGCAGACGAGTCAAGCGTAATGGTCTTATCGTCCGATGATGTTTTCCAAATGTTTGCATCTGCATCTTGATCTAAAACTATCCAACCAAGAGGAACGCTACCTAATCCGTGATTAATTGTAGCAGTAGACGGTGTAATTGTGGCATTAAAAACATTCCCGACAAGAAAGGGATTGTTTATAAACTGCTTGTTAAACTCTTCTGTGAATTGAACTGTTTTAGAAAGATTGTATTCAAGACCTGTTAGTTTTTTATATGGTTTTAGTTCCATAGGTTTCTGAATCCTGCATAATTGGAGTCAGTGTCAACTACTCTAGCAGGTTCACCTGAGTCTCTGCCTGCGGATGCAGATAGTATTCTTTGTCGCATATTTTCTTTAGCAAGTAATAGCTCTTCAACGGGTGACTCTTCCTTGACTCTCATTTTAATAGCTGCATCAATAACAACATACTCTTCATATCCATTAATGCCATTAAATGCGTCTGTGTCTAATGTGAGCTCTTGAGGCAGCGGAATGTACCATAGTCTTATAAGCTGAGCACCGTTAGGAGTAGGGATAAACACTAGGTCATCACCTCTTACTTGGTACATTAGATTGTAGTTTCGGACGTTATAAAACGGTTCACGGAACCTATTTCTTTCCTGCCAACGAAACGCTTTAAGAGTTATCGCTTGAGTTGATGATGTTACAAAATCAACACCCATCAATTTATAGAAGTCTGAAGGTAATGCGTACGTGTCCTGGTTGATACTTGTCGTGAAGTTATAACTAAGAACGAAATAATTTTCACCACGAGAGGCAATCAAGAGGTCATATAGCTCTGCATTGGAAGCATTAATATAGGTGTTTAATTCGGCATCGGTAACAAACTTAGAATTGACCATATCAGCACGTTGCCGTGATCTATTTCTCAACTCCAAAAGTGTTACTGATGCCATAATTAATTAACCTTTACAAAGAAATTTCAATCTCTGGACCTTCTTCTTCCTCTTCAGGATAAAGTGATTCAGAGATTTCGTCTACTTCATGATCAAGAGCAATGAAAGCTGAGATAATCCTGTTTGGATCTTTGCTTTCAACTGCCTTTAAAAACTCCATAGCACACATTTTAGCTGAGTCGGGATACATTGCAGGTGCAGTTGAATAGGCTTTTTTGCCTTTAACTATCCCTTCAATTAACCCGTCTGAAATTTTCTTCTTATCAACACCCATCATTAAAGGCATAAAAACTCCTTAAACTGAAGAGTTTGATAGAACAAGTTGAACATAAACACTGCAGGCAGACGCAATATCACCAACTATTCCTGCAATTTTTGTTTCCATTACTAAAGTTTTAGCAGGAAGGTTAACTTGCTTGAAAGTAATTGATAAATTTTGAGCAGAATCGACAGACATAGCTGAAATTGATCCTAGATCAAAATATTCATCTTCAAGAGTGATTGTATAAAGACCTGTCCCAGATTTAACAACGGATGCAATTCCTTTAATGCTTACAGTGCCAACGGCAGCAGAAGCAGAGAGAGGTATTTTACCTGCTAACAAAACTGGTTTTTTGAAGAAACTATAAAAGAACTGGGTGAAATATCTGTTTGCGATAGAATTATCCTCCATTTTTTACCAGGTATATACCTGATACCTTAGTGTTTCCCGCTAAGTCGGTTTTTAAGTAATTAATAGCATTAATCAAAAGCTGGGGATCATCCTTAAACTTTCCTAAACCAGTGTTGCATAAACTACACAAAAGTCCTCTGATAAACCCAGTTTTATGACAATGATCTACAGATAGCTGTCTAACAAGTTCAGATTGATGAGATGAACATATTTTACATTTAAAATCTTGCTCAATAAGCATTTTATTATATGTATCTATATCAATTCCAAAACTTCTTTTTAGATCATACGACTTAAATTTGCTTGGATTTTTCATCCTTCTTTCTTTATTTTTTACAACAACACATTTTCTGCAAATGTTTTGCACTTTTCTGTTTGATCCTTTTTTATCCCCACGAAAATAAAATTTTTGCTCGGGTAAAAATTTTTCACATCTAGTGCAATAATGCAAAAAACATTCCTTAGTTTTAGGGTTGTGCCCCTATCCTGGATTGTTTATGCCAGGTCATATCAGGGAGAGTTTTTACACTCTCCCTATGTTGTTATTAGATAGTGAAAGAACCAGAAGATCCCGGCCAATATGAACTGATCTGTGCGTAATAACCCACTCTGACCTCTGCACTGTCATCGTTAGATACTCGGAGCATTTTAAGCCCATCCATATCTAGGATCATTGGCATACCTTCAAGAGAATGAATTTTCCACATATCAAGCTGTAGCATCTGCATTTTATTCTCAGGACAATTTCTGTCTGGAATAACAGTAGCAATTGATTTACCAAGATTAACTTTTACACCTTGGAAACCAATGTTTGCATCTTTCGCAATGACATCGACGAATTGGACCTTTGAGCCTAATGCTTTAGTGAGATCCGCATATTTTTGGAATGACATGAATACGTGATCAACTTTACCGCCATCACGTCCAATCTTCATTCCACCCTGGATAAGAGCTTCTTCGATTGGAAGAGCAGAAAGGTCACCACGGAAACCTGCAAGACGAGTAACGTCTACAGAACGGTCTACACCAAACCAGTTGTCACCTGAAGTAGGAGCAACAGCAGGTAGCCATCCAGCAAGACCTTTCATCTTCTTATCGTAGTCACCTTCGATAGAAATAAAATCGTTTACAGTAGCAGTTGCGATTGAGGTAGAGATGTTAGCATCTACAGTTACCTGACCAAGTTCACGGTCAACAGCAACTACAGTCATAACACCTGCACGAACAGATCCACCGCCATTAGTAGCAGATAATTTAAGTCTGTAATCAACTTCAAAAAATACAACATCTTCAGGGTTTCTTAGCTTAATAATAGTAGAAGCTAGTGTAGTTGTAGAGTCTAGTTGACCAATTACGCCTGAGCCGTTTCCATAAAGAGCTTGGGCTGCAGAGTTAGTAACGTTCAATTGTGCAGAATCAATTTCTTGTTTAAGAGCAGAAACGAAAGCACCAGAGTTATTCTTAGAGGCAAGAATAAGTTCGTTAGTAATACGAGCGACAGCATAGTCAGACGCTCTTGTGTAACGGAAAGCGACGTTCTTTACGTTTGTAGAGTTAGACTGGGCAGTGGCAAATGTAGATGATCGTCCTGCGTTTGGAGCATACTTTAGTGGTGCCTTAGCATCTTCACCATAGAAGTCTGTAGCTTTTGGCATGAGAGCTAGTAAAGGGTTGTCCTTATAAGTAGCATCCTTTGGTAGTCCTGAAGGGTATAGCGTCTTTAGAATAGCCGCCATGTTAATGGTAGTAGCAGTCATGAGTGATTCCTTTAGAAAGAATTAATTTGTTGTTCAAAGAGTTTTTTCGCTGCTCTAAATCTTTCTTCTTCGGTTTTCAGCTCTGGACTGTTTGCTGATGATTGCGAGAACGAATCGTCGATAGTTTTTTGCCCTGATACTAGCTGGGATAGAAAATCACCTTCACCGTTTCCGAATCCGAGGAGTTTCTTAACTTTATCTGATTTTGACATATCATGCACTGTTTCCTCAAGTTTTTTTTCATAGAGTTCACAACCTTCGGTAAATGTCATGAGTTTTGGTGCGCCACGTTCTGAAGTCTTGATAAAAACCTGTTTGATAACATCAAACACTTCATCCGCTGCTCCAAATGTTTTTATGAGGTCATATTTCTCGCCAGAGTTAGCGATATATTTGTTTAACTCAGACTTATAATACTTTTCTTGCTCTATACTCTCGGTTTCTTTCTTTTTAGCATCCTGCTCTGCAAGTTTATCATCTAAAAGTTTTCTGTACTCATCATCCTTAGAGGCAAGTTGAGTTTTTAGCTCTTTTAATTGCTTTTGGATGGGGTCCATTTCCTCATCTGTTAACGAGGCAAGCATCTTTTCTTGCAGGTTTTCGTAACTAATACCCTTTTTCTTAAAAAACTCGTAAGGGTTTTCTTGGGCAAGTTTTTCCATGCCTTCCCACTCAGCTAACTTTTTTTCCTTCTCTTCAATCTCTCTCTGTCTTTGTGTCCATGACTTTTGTTTTTCAAGTAAGCCTTTCTCTTTTTTTGCTAGGATAGCTAATCTTTGAGAGAAGTCATTGTCTTGACCAAATTGAGATGATTCTGATTTTGCTTCTTCATTACCATCTAGGTGAATAGCATCATGTACTGCAGGATTAACTGCATTAGTGACAATTGAATCAGTGATTGCTGTAGTGTCCATTTTTACCTCTATTGAACTTGTTTGTTAGAAACTTCTGCTTGTGCTAACTCAGCTGCCATATCTTCAGGCATCATCTCTGGTCCTGCAGGCATTGGTGGCATCATCTGCTCTTTAAGTGATAGGGCATCATTGATCCATTTCTGTAGGAGATCCAACCTATCAATAGGCAATCCTCTAGACTTCATCCTTAGATAAGTTGAATTCATATATTGAATGCCGTAATCAAGATTCTGATAAGGCTCAGGCGGATTATAAATGCCATCTTCTATGATGGTATAAACCGTCCACTTAATATCATCTGTGCTAGCGTTTTTGTTTTCTGTTATCTCTGAAATATCTGGGAACTCTAAAAGACTTAAACCTTCTTGTGGTTCTAATAATCCAGCAGCAAGCATTTCCTGGACGTATGCAAGTCTACCTGCAGGAGTTTTAGGTAACATTGATGTTGGATATGCCTGCATCACATACTCAGAGTTTTTAAGTTTGATCTTTTTAAAATCAATCTTTTGAGCTCCATACTTGTCAGGAGATAACACAACTACATTTCCACCCTCGTCTGCAATCTGTTTTGAGTGATCAATAATTGCGTCTGCTAAATCTAAATGGAATTGCTCCCAGGCTTGAGATAATTCAGAAAATCTTTCTGTTTCAATATCATTATATTCTCTAAGTGCCTTACCAGAATCAAGCCCACTAGGTTTTTTAGACTGTGCAGTCAACTGTGATAGACCCAACTCCTGAAATGCTAATTGATAAACAGTCTGGAACCAATCAATTACAGCAGGATTAATTCCCATAGGAAAGTTATATGAAGGAGGTGCACCTTTATATTTAACAATTGTCCCGACTTCGTTGTTAAAATGTGTATCAATAATCTCTGACATATAATCAACCAGGATGTTTGGTGACGACATGATGTTCATAGACCTTGATATACGTCTTAGCATTCTGTTGATTTCAATCTGGTGACCTGTAATGATCTCAGAAACGCCTTTGGAGAAGTATCCAACTGCATTTGGCACGTATTGAATACGAGTATATGGGATCTTTTCCTTCTCAAAGTCTTCATAGAGAAATGTAGCAGTAGAAATACCAATAAAGTGTTTACCCTTATGTAGGATTTTATTTCCATCCATATCATAAGTCACATGAGCACATCGGTATGCTTCAACTACAACGGCAAGTTGGTGGTTAGATTCAAACGAATCAATGAAGAATGGAATGTCAGTAATGCTTGCCTCTGCAATCTCAACAGCAAAATCAGGATACTTTTCTTTCAACGTTCCCTTATCAACAACTCTTACCTCGTAGATAGTTTTAGGCTCCATTCCGTACATAACCTCCGCCTGGTTAACTACAAGACAAGGTTTAAATACTTTCTTTAAATGGATATTTCCCTGGGCATCATGCCAGTGCTTAATGAAACCATCACCGAATATAAGGGCATCTCTTAGTGCTTTCTTTGATTCTTCATACACTTTAGATTTATAGAATTGTCCGTAAACATATTTCGATAGCTTCTTGGCCTGTTGCTGCATTCCCCAGTCACCATCATCTGTTAAAAATGATGGTCTAACTTTATTCTTTGCAATCTTTGAAACAAGCGTGTTTGTAGCAGCCTGCACTATGTTCATAGTGAATTTAGCATCCAGAGTGTCGAACGTAAGATTAAAAGTAAAAGCAGAATAAAGAGGTAACCCAGAATATAGTCTAAAATGCCTTTCATCTAGGTCCTCCTGTGCAGTTTGATTGCGTCTAATATTGCCTGCAGTTTCAAATACTCTTTTATGTGGTTCTGAATCTTGTTCCCACCACGGTGTTTTATATTCCATTACAGTGCCCTAGGTTTAAGTGAGGTTGAACTATAGTAAAGATCATCTTCAGTTATTTTTTCAGCGATAACACCGGATGACAATGCTTGTGATTGTTCTGCAATGTATTTAACAGGACTAATCTTTACCTCAAGATCACCTAGCTTAAAGTTTTCTACCTGGTGACTCTTGATCACATGAAGTAATTTATCAATCTCTTCAATACTGTAGCTCATTTTGTTTTCTCCTAATGTCGGTTAATCTTTTTGCAAATTGGTCCATATATTCGTTTGAGTTTATATCTTCAGGTTTTGGTTGTTCTTTCCAGAGATAATTTCTAGCCTCCCTCCAGCTATAAAGCAGAGCGTCATTACAATGATTAGGTATTCTAGGATCTTCATCTTGCTTAGTAACATCCTTCCATTGCAACTGCTCCTGTTCCTCTATGAGTGAATCACATTTACCCTGAAAATATTTAATTCTTCCTCTCGTTACATCATCTGCCATGATCTTTAAAAATGATGCCTTATCTTCTTTTTTAGCTGCTTCTAGTGGGATGTTGTGGCGGTTTCGCATCTCCATTACACCTTGCTTGTTAGCACCATCAACGATGATTTTTGCAACAGGGTAACGTCTTAAATAATCTTTAATTCTGTTTGCAGTGTCTGTTATATCAAGTTCATTTTCCTTATATGCTTCTACGACATAAAGTTCTGGTGATTTTACATGAAACGCAGTTAACACAAACGAACAATCATCGTTATAACCAAGATCAACACCCAAGATATAAGTAGGATTAACAAGATCAATAGCAGGTATAACTGTGTCTTTGTTGATGCGGATAATAAGTAGTCTATCATCTGCGCACCACTCATTTAGATAATGTGTTTTATATTCTGAAGTAAGTTTAAAGGTAGGATTAAACTTCTCAATCCATTCAATATGTTCTTTCCACTTATCTGCGATGTATGGATTATCAAATGCAGTCCATTTATGAACGGACCATCCTGGTTCAAGACCACTTGTTACAGCTTCAAAATAAGTTTTAGGTATATTCTCTGCAGTGCCTAATAATGTAAGCCTGCCATTCATATCGGTGAGCGCAGGCAATATCATCTGTAGACATATTTTCTTTAAGTCTTGGGTGATAGATCCTGCTTCATCGATCTTTACGGTCTTATACTTACCACCTAGAATCTTTCTCATCTCTTTATAAGACGAATCCAATCCAAACAATCTTATCTCAGATTTGTTTGCTAGCTTTATAATGCCTTGTTGTTCGTTTGATCTAAATTGAATCTTCTTTAACTCTAGTTCACTTAGAAACATATCCCAGATAATATTTTTAGCTGACCCAAGGGTAAGCGCACCATACAAGTGTTTAGTCTCTGGGTTTTCAAACGCAGATTGCAGTGTCTCTTTGGCTTCACCTGTGGACTTCCCTGCTCGACGTGTGCATTGGATTGCTTTTAAAATGGATTTGTCTTTGGCGGCTTGAAACTGTTTAGTGAACTTATCATCTAGGAAGTTGATTTTTACACCAACACCACGTCTTTCTAACTCTTCTAATATTTCTTTTAAGAGTTTTATTTTATCCATTATTTATTTGGCAGAGAGAGTAGGATTTGAACCCACGAACCCTTTCAGGTTGCCTGATTTCAAGTCAGGTGCAATCGACCACTCTGCCATCTCTCCGTTTCTTGGTTTGATATTGTTAATCCTGAAGTTGCTTTAATATCACTAGAAATTTTAATTAAAAGCACATCTATCGGTTGAATATAAAGAGCTAATATATCACATTGATTATTGCTAAACTTATAAATTTTTGTCTGTGTTTTGTTTGGGCGAACACGTTTTAGTTGAAATACCCATCCATTTTTATTTTTAGCTTTTGTTTTAGTAGTTTTAACCTCAACTCTTTTAAGAACGTTTTCTTTGTGTACGATAAAATCAAAAGGAGATTTTCCTTCAAATTCAGTAAATACATCGTAGCCTTGCGATATAAAATAAAGAATGGCTTTAGCTTTACCCATTGATCCAAGTTCCAAAATTTACTCCAAAACTATTGCCTTAAACCACTCGGCCAGTCCTCTATTTATTTTACTTCTCAGCTTTATCTTCTGCTTTAACAATGTATGCAATGTTTGTGTTGAAAACTATGACCTGCTTGTTAATATCTTTCATTTTTACAAGCACAGCACTTAGATTTTTATCCCAGGATAGTTCTGTGTAAGAATCTGCAGCGATAAATGTTTCATTCTTATTGTTAGGTAGTCTAACCGCCTGTGCAAAACATACTGACAATACTTTCATGTTAACCTCTATGAATAAAATTTAAATCGATTGTATTCTACTTCGTAGTTCTTCTTAATGTAATTGATAAACTTAGTGTAATGGGACACCGTGATTGCTTTCTTGGATTTATAAAAGTGGTTCAATAGTGCCTTGCATATACCCACGTTCCTAAATGCAGTCTTTGTAAAGCAATAATGAAGTGTGTAATCAGTGCCAAACACAGCATATCCCAGGATAAAGTCTTCATCATTGTTTGTATAAGCAATGTAGCATTGAATCTCTTCGTCTTTTAGCTTCCTATCAAACAGATCTTTTATACCATCATGATAGATTGAGAACTTTTCCATTTTACCGGACGAGTATTCATAAGCTGATTTAGACCAAGATGAGACTATAAAATTATAATCATCTGTTCTGTAGGGTCTTATCTGAATCATTGACGGATTTCTCGTAATAATTCTTTTGCTTTATTAACCAACTCTTCAGTATCTTGCTTTGACACTTCTTCAGTTGTTTGATGTACTTTATCAGATTGCTTTAAGTATTGTTTCCCAAGCCAAATCAATAGCGCAGTATTGCCACTCATTGCTACATCATATTGCTTCTTCATTAGATTAATTCGTATCAACTCTTGTCTTTTGTGCTTATACTCGGAAAAACTTATCCCATGTTTTTCTTTAATTCTTGCTGCCAATGTATCAATATTCATGTTTAGTTTTTCAGCGCAATAAACTTCAGAAGCCCATGTTATTAAAGCATCTAATTGATCCCATCCATTAAATTCCATTTCTTCTAATTCTTTACGTGGTCGTGCCATTATTTACCACGCTCTAGTTTAAGTTCTTCGTATGTTTGATTTGTTGATTCAAGAACTGCTTTCTTGCCTGTGTATTGTTCCCATCGCTTGATGATTACATCACAGTATTTTTCGTCTAACTCCATGCCGAAAAATTTTCTACCTAACTTTTCTGATACTATCAAAGTAGTCCCCGAACCTGAAAAAAGATCAATTACTAGTGCCCCTTTTTTTGAAGATAACTCAAAGTATTTTTCACAATACTCAACCTGCTTCTCGGTTGGATGACCAAATCGAGAAGGTCTTACGTTTACTTGCTGAAACCTTCTATAGTAGTCATACCGTAGATCATTTCTCCAAAAAGCTCCTTTTTCTCTTATACAAAAAAGATATTCAGTGTCGGTTAAAAACTTATTATTTTTTTGTGGTATTGGATTTCTTTTAACCATTGTTAATAGCGTCCAGTTTTTTTGCTCAAAATTAGCAATAAAATCTTTTATCAAGTCTTTTGAAGTAAATGCATAAATTGTCTCAGGTCTTAATATTTCTAATATAGAAAAAAACCCATTTGGGTCAAAGTTATTTAAATTCTTTGACTCTATTAGTTTTTTCCTACTTTCTCTGTCATCAAAGCAACTGCCACCATTAGCCGACTGATTGTAAGGCGGATCAGTAAAAACCATATCCGCTTTTTCGCCATTCATAAGCTTCTCAACATCATCAATCATGGTCGAGTCACCACACATCAATCTATGATTTCCAAGTAACCAAATATCACCTCGCCTCGTAATTGGATGAACAACCTCTGGAATTTCATCTTCATCTGATTGCGGTTCAAACTTTTCAATTGGTTCAATGACAAAATCTTTTATTGCAAGCATTTCAATGTCAAAATCGGGACCTAGGTCTAACATCTCAGTGTTAACCGCACTCAAATCAAGCTCCGCCCATGATGCAATAGCATTATCACTAGTAAGATAAGCATACTCTTGGGCTTCATTCTCAAAGTCCTGGTACATAACAGGGACTTTCTTCATTCCTGCTAATTTGGCAGCTTCTATTCTTCCGTGCCCACACAGAACAAAACCAGATCGATTAGAAACTACTAAAGGATTTCTAAAACCTTGATACTTGATCAACTTAGAAAGTCTTTCAATCTGCTCTTTGGGATGTTTATTATTATTTTTAGGATTAGGAATGAGGGAATCGATGTCTACGGATATAATCTCTTTAGCTTTTATTTCCATCACAACTCTCTTTAATGGTAATGCTTAATGTTAACCATTTAAATCGAGATTGCAAATATTTTAATTGTCTTTAATTATTAAAAAGGCAGAGGCAATACTTGACTGCTCTTACGATAGATCACAACGGCTTTTTGAATACCGTTCTTTTTGTAACCACCCCACATAGCAATTAAGCCAAAACTAGTCACCTTGCATTTAATACCTTTAGCACGAAAAGACCTAAAAGCTATAACTGCGCTCATGTTGCCTCCGTTTATGGTTTGTTTTTATTATTTAACCTGCCAACCTCTACCTATCATAACTTTTGCAAATACTTTTAGCTCAGGGCAAGTAAAATGAAGTTTTGATTTTGCATCTAAAAGTTCAACCCCTTGAGAATCAACTGAAATAGTTTCAACATACCAACCACTTATTGTTTTAACAAAATTAAGCACCTTTTGATTGCTTGCATACCCAGGAACAACCTCACCAACTGTGAAATATTCTCTTAAAGCATCTAAGGAAAGATTGTTTTCAGATAACTTTAATGCTTTGCCATTTTTTGTGATAATCATTTTAACCCCTATTGTCTTACAAGGTCTATGTGTTGCCTTAATTAAAAAAAGACTTGTACCGTCTCTTATTACTTACTAGTTAAAAAATGGTATATTATGGGTTTTTCTGTATGCGTTTAACTCGGTAAATGATGAAAATGTTAAATATTCTTTATTAGATATTTTAAGCACCCAAAGGTTTGTAGCTTTAG